CAATTTGGAATGTTGTTGAATCCAACATAGTAATCGCAGAATCTGGGCCAACTACCGTAAATGATCCGTCGCCATTATCCGTCACAAGGAATTCTGCGCCAGAGTCGAATATGGATAGCACTTCACTGAGCAAAGGCAACCGCGGCGAACTCGAGGCGGTCCCATAGAGAATATCTTCAATAGAGCTCACGACAAACGAACTCGCGTACCTCGTATCGATGACCACATGCGAAGTTCTACGGTACCCCGGAGTCAATGGCGGTTTTGCTGTGATGTCCCAACTGAAATCGGAAGGATCACTGGATCCACCAAGACTTTTGTATGCAGTCTGTGATGGTGAGGCAAGTGCTCCGTACACTAAATGGATCTTATACGCTCCATTGGAACCGTTCAAGTCATCGCCAACAAGAGTTCGATACGTAAGTCCAAATGAAGTTCTCGATTGGTTCGTTAGATACAATCCCGCTCGAACTGCATTGCTACCATTGCATTTTGAGAACTCTTTCGGATACGTATATGCTGTTATTGTCGATTCGTATACTTCTCGAGAGGAGACGTTTAGATACTTCTCACCATCGAGATAGTACGCTCTTTGAGAACCGCCAGAAGGATGCTCTGTTACAGAAGTTAACCCACTCCAAGGAACTGCGGTTTCTCCGTCTGCATACAATACAGCTCGATCTACTCCAGTTTCGTAGAAACGAGAACCAACTGGATCCCAAATAACCCTTGCCATAGAGCACCCTCCTTTCAGCCCTTAGTGTTTAAGTTTGCGAGTCGTTGTGCATTTAGTTCTCGGTTTCTAGAAGCCAATTCTCGCTTACTCATCTTCTTTTGCGGTTCGTTCTTCTTGTTACAAACCTTAATGAGAGTGAGAAGCCGATTTAAATGCCAGTATTGGCATTCGAATGGTATGCCAAGAGCGATCAGCCAATAGTAGATAACCTCGGCTGTGATAATCTCTCTACTCTGTCTTGCACCTGGGATCTCAGTAAACCACGTCGCGGTCATCTTAGCGTTGATATGCCCAATAATTTGAGTGACATTTTCTGAAGACAAACGTAGGAATACCTCCGGGGGAATTTCCGGAGTCAAAGCCATGGCCTTTACGTAAGTCAACGTCTCTTCAGACGTTCTATCCGACGTTGTCAAGAATGGTTTACATAATTCTGACTCCCATTTTGAAAGAGAAACCAGAGAATGCTCTAGATCCATCTTGAAAGTCGATGCCGTGATAAAAGTGTTAGTGCTTTCATCGTAACTCTCCGTCATTGGAACCCAAATAGTGAGCATTCTCTGATCTCCTTTCTTAATAGCTAGGCGAAACTGAAGAACCAGTCGTCGTCGACAACCGCGGGGAACTTGTAGCCGGTGTTCGGTTGAGCAGTGATGACGGTGTTCACTGCGATCACAATGTCGCCAGTAACGACGATACCATTGCGCTTGTAGGTGACGCCAGTTACGGTCGGGATAGTGATAGTGTGAGTCCCCAGAACGTAAGTTGGAGCCGTCGGAGTGACCTGAGTCAGAGTGCCTGCAAAGATTGCCAGAACAGCATCCGGAAGTGGCAGACTCGGATCGCTACCTACCGTGCCGTACAGAAAGTTCTCCAACGTGAGCAGTGCGTCCGAAGTCACCTTGGTGCTGTCGATGACAATAAGCGCAGTCGGCTTGAAGCCTGTCACCGCATGGGGAGTCGTGCTGACATCCCAGCTGAACGTGATCGCTTCGGGCGAGTCGTTTACGGTGTTGTAGGCCTTCTCTGAGGGAGCGGCCAGGCACCCGTACACCAGATGCAACTTGTATCCGAAGTCGTTTCCGGCTACGTCATTACCCAACTTGGTGCGATAGCACAGACCAAAGGTCTTCCGATTCTGCTGCGCCAGTAGAACTCCGGCCTCGGGCTCAGCCGTACCATCGCACTGTCCGAACGCACCCGGATAGGTGAAGGCCTCGATGGTGGCCCCGAACTCTTCTACCGAGAGAAGATTCAGGTACTTGATGTTGTCCGCGTACTGCGGGTTGGACTCTGCGCCCGAAGGCGACTCCGTGACCGAGACCAGGCCACTCCAAGCGTAACCGATGGTGTAATCTCCACCAGAATCCGGGATGTACAGAACGCCCCGGTCGACGCCAGTCTCGTAGAGTCGCTCCCCGGTATTGTCCCAGGACAGCTTACTCACTGTTACTCCTCAGTGATAAAGATAAAAAACATCATGGTTGAGGTTGTCTGCCGTGTAAAATCGATTAAACGTACACATAGGCAGCGCAGCGACCTGATCGGGTATTGAACTGTCAGGGTCACGTGAGATGTGCGTTACTTGATACTTCTTAACGTAACGATACAACTCATTGCCAGCGAACGTAGCATCCGAATTATCTCTCGAATAAACAATACACGGATACTGCATTTGCACATTGGCTGGCGGTTGGAAATATACATTTTGACTTCCAAGGATTTCCTCCAATTTAGTTTGGAGTTCAAGCCGTGGGGCCATTATATATACCTCCAAGCCTTAGTAGGAGACGGGGACGCTGCACTTCGACATCACTGACGATCCACAACGTCCCCGCCCACCTAATATAGCGAATGGCAAAGAAATTTTCGCTGGCATAGGCATCTGCGACAATACTGATAGAATTGTTCACGGTCAGATCATTATTGACGCTCTGACCTTCCTGGGATTTCCTGGTGTTACGAAGAACATCGCCGCGATAAGCGCGCTCTGTGATAACATCAGACCAGACTCCAGGTGAAGTCTCTACCGAAGTGCCGTAACCAATTTCGCCATAAAACTTCATTGCCACTCCAACTTACGCCCGACGGAAGTAGGTCCACTGGTCCTTCGCGTTGTTGGCGAAGAAGTAACCGGTAGCGGCAACCGCTACAACATTGAGACGCTGACCGGCGGTCAGAGCCGTCTGAGCACCGGCAGTCAGAGTAGCGGACGTGTCGGCGTTCTTGTAGACAACGTTCGCCATCGTCGGGATGGTCACGACCCAAGTAGTGTCGTCGTAAGTCGGCGTAGTCGGAGCCGCCAGCAGAACCGCGGTCGAGACCGTCTTCTTGACAACCAGAGCAGACTTAATCTTAGTCAGACCACCCGACAGGCGAGTCTCGATCAGATACTTCTGACGGTTGTAGTCAATGTCGAAGTCATCGAACATCGACACTTCGCCGCCCTTGTCGGCGCCCAGGCTGTAGTCCTGCAGATTGACGATGATCCCGAGCAGATCGGTGACTTCGTTCATAGGCTCAACCGTGATGACATCGTTGACGCCAAGAGCAGCGGCGACATCAGCCTTGGTTGGGTACAGACGACGACCCATACCATCCTTGGCCTTCAGGAAACCATTGAGGGTCCGAATCGTAGTGTAGAAGTCCGGCGTACCGGTCCCCTTGTAGTACTCCATACCATCGAGGACTGCGTCCACGACCTCATCGTACGAAGAGCTGGAGTCATCGATGTTGACACTCAGTGTGGTGACGAACAGCTCGTGGTCGTTCAGGATGGAACGAATGCCAACGCCATCTGCAGCACCAACCGGGTCCTTGATCTTGTCTTCAGAACTGACGTCACGCCCATCGCTGATCAGGATAGCCCGAGCGAGCTCCTCCTCCAGCATCAGGCGCATCTCGCCCTTCAGCCAAGCGACAACGTCGAAGTCAGTAATATCCAGGACATCATCCCTGTCCAGGGTCTGCTTCTTGTAGATCGTGGTCGGGCTGGTGGTCCTCTTGGACACACCAAACCATTCCTCGCTCTTGTAGTGACGCTTGATGTAACCACGTGCACGTGCCTCGGGCTCGGTCAGGTCCGCGACAATGGTCTTCACTCGAGAGAAGGGAGAGTGACGGGTTCCATCCAGTACTCGCGAAACCCACTCAGTCCGACGCTTGTTGAACTCCGGCGTCGAAGTGCTCGTACGAGCATCCGGGAACAGGATATCGATGTTGTCGATACCGTGCTGGAGCGCGTAGCGCTCCACGGCATCCTTCAGGGACCCACTCTTCATGGCATCGCTGACGATACCCTTGACGTCGGCGTGGGTCAGAGTGTGCTTCGGGTTGGCGTTGGTCTCGCCCTGCCCAGTCTCAAAGACGTTTCGCGCCATCTCGGCGGTTCCTTCCTTGTGCTCGAGGTTTCCCTCGCCGGAGTCATTATTCGGGTCAAGCTTAGGCTCCGGTGGTGTTTCGATTCCGGAGTGCTGAGCATTCTGAACGTTTGCCCCCTGTGCTTCCAGGGCCGCACCGATCATGTAGTGAACGAGATCCTTCTGCTCCTGATCCAGGGTGTCATAGACATCCTGAGCGGTTACAGTCGAAGGGTCGTTAGCCTGAGGCTGCGCAGTGGTAGTCTGATGCTCGAGAGTCAGACCGGTGTAGATGACAGCAGCGTCATCCGCGATCTCAACACTCCCGTCTGAGTGCGCTACATTGACATAGTCAATCAAAGCGCCAGGGTTTGCTCCAGCCAGAACCAGGCTTACCTCGCGAATCATGCCATGCACAACCTGCTTTGCCTTCTCCACCAACTGATTGGCGAAGATCGACAGTGCATTGACATCCTTGTGCTGGACAAGCTGCTTAGCATTCTGACCAGCAGTCGTGTTGTTGAAATAAGCGTACGTGTAGACGCCGTCAGTCCTGTTTTCAAGAACCGCGTGGCCAAGTACGTTTGCGGGATCGTCGTGTCCGTGCTGCCAAACGAGCGGAACCTGCACCTTGTCCTGATGCGCGAACGCATTGGGCATGATAGTTCGGCCATCGGAGCACTTGAGCCCAGCCTTGGTGGCATAACCGCTGAAATCGGCTTCCATTTTGGCTGTTCTCCTTCCTTTTCGAGTTGTAAACGGACCTGTTTTCTCTAGGCCGGACTATTTTGGTTATTTGGCCCATTCGTTGGCGGATTGGGGTCCATCGAAGACTGCGGCATGTTGCTATTGATCAATTTGTCAGCCTTGGGATCTGACGATGGGGCGAACCCAACAATCTGACGGATTTCATTCGAGGACAGAATCTCATTACGAGAGAACTTGTCAGCAATCTCTGCAATCGTCGATGGCGTAGCAAGTTTGAACAAATCCTGGAACGCCATGATTGATTGTTTTTGAGTGCGTGCCGTCTTTGTCAAGAAAGCGCGACGCATAGCTTCTACGATAGCACGAACGACCGGCTCAATAGTTCGCTTGTTGTAGTTCAGCATCGTTGCTTCGTCGGCTGTGCCACTCATGACCTCCGGGGTAAGACCCAGTTGTCCATAAAGCATCGCCGTAAGGAACTCAACCTGTTTTAGCAGATTGTTCTCAGCGGGACGATTGAGTTGAGTAATCTTCTCGGTACCATCGGTATACGCAATACCGTATTGGCTCCCTTTAAGTTGGAATTCGATGTCCTTACGTCGTTGCTCTGCTTGTTGCCGTCTCGCATCCGATTTGATAATGTACGGCAATTGGATAATGAGATCGAGTTTACCGGAACTCGTCTGTTCGTCCACCACATCAAGAAGATTCAATTTTCGAATCAATCGTTGCAATGTTGAGTTGGGTTCATTCATGGTGAGATAGAGTGGATTCTCAACAATAGCCACAGCACTTTTTGGAAGAATGATCTCTTCGCGTCGTCCGGTAGCGTCGTTCCATACACTCACACGAACATGTCGTGGATACCAGCCTACAATCTCTCCGACTCGCATCGTCTTGATATCGAACCCTGTACTTTGCGACGGATCAATTGTAGTATCGACCGGCACAATGGCAATAACACCTTTATCGAACAGTGTCGTTGCGATATCTTGTCTGAAAGCGCTAGCAGCTTGATCGACATTAGCCTCAACTGTGAGGCAAGTATTCAAACCGCTATCGATGTCTTCTAGATATCGATCTTTATTGTCAAGACGAACGTGTTTGATAACTACAGAAGCAACATCAATTGACAATGTTGTATAAATTGAAGATATGATAGACTTTTCATTGCTGAATCTGGTTTGCACACGATCGACACGACCGCCGTAACTAAAGCCTCCATCGTAGTTGCGAAGGCGATCCTCGGTTCCGCGATTCACGAATGCATTCCATGCGTGTTTCAAGCGGGAACCTAAAGTTTGCATGAGTCACCCCCTCTCTCTACTCAAAGGGCTTTTATGTCATTTCATAACGGTCGGATATGCTAAAGTGTGAGTGTCATTTCCGTTAGACCATCCCACACATCATTCGTGGAGGTTTAAGAATACCAAAATGACTCATTCAAAAGCCTCCTTATTGGCTTTGTATGCAACATAAGCATCCATCAAAGCGGAGACGTTGTCGATCTTCTCATCCTGGCGTTTCTTCAAAAGCTTTCGGTTCCCATTAGTATCTTCCAGCGTAACGGCATTACCCATTGCGAAAGACATTAGTACTTGATCGAAGAAAAGTAAACGTTCACCACTAAGAATTTTCAATTCGCCAAGTGGCACAGATTCGGTCTTGGCTCCCTGATGAACTTTCTCAAGTCCATAAGCGCCATTTTCGACTTCCCATCTAGCCACGAATTCCTTGGCATTGTATGGATCGAATCCTAAAGCACGAACGTCATACTTCTGAGTTTCAATGAAGGCGTCCAAGTCGTCATAGACTTCCATCATATCGAGGATTGTGCCTTCGAGTACATGAAGACTACCTTCATTGACGAATTCTTCATATTTCGCACGTCGTGCCGCGGGAAGTTTCATCAAAGTCAATGATGTGATATAACTTCTGGTTTTTACACCAAATCCGCGACGCAGTGGGAACAAGAAAGTAAATGCACAGAAGTCGTCACCTTGAGACAGGTCGGCACCGAGTGCACACGGCATTTCCCAGAATTCTCGTTTACGATGTGGAAGTGTTTCCTCGTATGTGAAGAAATACGTGTAGCCCTCCATAGGGATCCCGAATCGCTTAGCAAGAATATCATTCCTAGCCGCGGGAGCCTTCTCAGCACGTTCGACATCTAGATGGTAGGTTTCATACGTAACTGTTCGACCAAGATTAGGTTGGGCCTTTAACCACATTTCAGGATAAGCTACTTCGTCAAGTTCGTCTAATTTGTAGTGCCAGATAGACACATGCGGCGCAGCATACTCTCCTCTGAGAATATCCGCAAGTTCCATCTTGATGGTGTCGCCGCTGCCATTTCGAACAGTTCCTTCAGAACTAATGGCAACAATTAGATAATCATCCAGTTTAGAAGCACCCTGTTCGACGGCGCCGACAACATCTTCACGTAAATCACCGGAGAGCCATTCGTCAATTGTTGATACTTTAGGTCTAAGACCTTGGAGTTTAGCAATTGACATTGGACGAACTTCGAGAAGAGACCCTGTGAGGAAATTCTCGATGCCCTTCTTGGTCGAAACCAATTTCTGACGAAGTGCTCGGGATCCCGTAGTGTTTTGCAGAGACCCCTCAGTGAGGAACTGGAACAAAGGACCACGAGCTCTTGTGATGGCCGTTCTGAATGGTGACATCACTTCATCAGCTTGCTTCATTGTGGGCGCCGTGGTGATTTGATGCGTGGTCGAGGTATCAACATTCAAGAAATAACTTTGAATACATTCTGCATACATTGACTTAGCAGCGCCTCGAGCAACGATAAGATATTGTTTGGTGGTGAGTCTTTTGAGGATGGTTTTCGTTACATAACGCCCACCGTAACCCGTTTCGTACGGTTCGTAGACGCTTCGTTCCACAAAGAAATACCATCCGAAGATTTGCTCAGCCCAGACCTTAAACGCCGGTAGGAGATGTAGATCGCTACCATCGGTCAAAGTCAATTCATTCTCGCAATAGAGAATGAAACCCTCAATCGCTTGATCGTCGTAGTAGACATTTGGATTGGCGATCAGTGCATCAATACGGTTCATTTCCATTGCGATTTCACGGTTTACCGGAATATCACCGCGAACAACCGCATCACGGAATTCTCCGTAATAGATCGGCGTCGCCGTATTCGACAGCGCCATCGCCTCTCCTTTTTATCGCGTAAGGGCTTGTCTAACCAATTTTCCTGCTGGAGAATTAACAAATGCAACAATCGAACTTACTGTGGCGCCAACTCCAAGAATCGTCTTGACGGCCATATGACCCTTATTCAAGGTACTTGTGTTCTTTCGCAAACTCTTGAGTTGTTGTTCAAGATTCATGCGAGTTACAGCATCTTGAATTTCCTTGTTGGAAAGCGAGTGAATCCCGCCTGTCTTCATTTTCTCTTTAATGGTTGCGGCATTAGATGCGTCTGGCGATACAGGCCCGGTTGACTTATTCTTTCTAACACCCCAACGCATTCCACGAACGCCAAAATGCGCAAGCACATCTTCGAGAGAATTGCTCATGAGCATGTCATCACTTTTCAAATTAAATGTTGGACCTTCAAAGTCACCCGTCCACAGAGCAATACGATCAAAATTGATCCAGTTGATACCTGGATAATCTCGAGGGTCCGGGTGAGCTGGCGCTTCAGGATATCCCAGAGTCAAATGCGGCTTGAATTCTGGAAATTGCGAGGTCGATAGATAAGCGTTGTTGATAATTGTGTTCTTCAGGAAATAATCACGGTAAGCATTTAGTTTAGCTACTCCATGACCATCTTCAAAAAACAAAACATCTGCATTCTTTGGTCCGAGTACTCCGCGACGATCAACCTCCATACCGAAAGGTTTCATAGAGAAGGACGCAACATGCTCAACGTAGTCAATAGCGGCCTGCATATCAGTTGAACTAGCAATTTCTCCCAAATAACACAACGTTACGTGCGGAATCTTTTCGCTTGAAATTCTCCATACGTAATCGTCTTGCCTTGGAATAGCGACTATCACTGATGTGTTCATGTCACCTCCTAATACGATTCGGTTTGGTAGTAAAGACCAGCAAAGGCGATGCCAATTACTGAGGACGTACCGCCAACACTCATCCAACCACGTTCGGCCAGATATGTCGTGTTTGTTGGAATATCGGTGGATACACCAGTGTCACCGGTTACAGTAGTACCATTAATGAGATCCGTCAGTGACCAGTTGAGTTTCGATTCGTTTGATGCGCACCAAATATCAAGTTGAAACAAACCATTGCGGTCGATCGTTGGTACGATAAAAGCACTAGTCAAGTCAACCTTGGTGCAAGTCCCGCTCGCATCGTTGTGCATGATCTGCATATTCGCATCAGCAGCATCCCAGCCAACGCCAATGCAACTAACCAGAGTTGACGGTTGAACATCAGTTGGCGCGCTGGTTGTCGCAGTTAGACCAACAAAACCACGATTCGTTGCTGTGGCAACACCAGTGGCAGGCCCGAAAACCTGGCGCGAATAAAAACCACCAACGCCTGGCGTATTACCCCGAACCAAATGCGGAGATGTGATACGCCATCCTGCTACTGCTGTAGCAGCGG